CCAAATAATCAGCCTTGGTTAAATTGCCAGCTTCTTCTTGTGAAAGAGGAGCAAACTCTAAATCTTGTTCCTGCTCTGGAACGAACTCAAGCTCTGGCTCTATAGCCATAGCTTACTGCCTCGCTTGCAGTCGTCCTGGCTTCCCGTTGATGTAAATAAGTTGCCCAGGCTTTACGCCTGCTGCTCTTGCTTCTTGAAGACTCTTAAAGTTCCTTGGTGCTTCTTGTTGTGCTGGTGCTTGCGCTGGAGTCTCTGGAGCAACTTGCGGTGCTGTTTGCGGCGTGGCCTGTAACGGCATTGCTTCAGATTGATAATCTGGAACATTCGTTTCCATCTGACCAGCTTGCCTATTGAAGCCAAGTTCGGCCATTTTTCCTTGAAGCACACCACGCTCTGCCTCAAGTTCCTTCATTACATCGGATCTTTTCTTCATCCCTATAAGACCAAGACCAAGCTCCATTGCTCCAGTGAGTGTATCTCCTTTTGCAATCTCAAGCTCTTGCTTCAATTTTTCTTGCGAAAGTTTTGTCAATCTTGTATTGATTGCCTCTCTTTGAGCATTGATGTCTTCGTTTTCCAAGGATTGTTCATTCGTGATTGTGCTACCAATCCCAGCGAGATACGGAGCAAACGCTGGATCTTGGCTTAACGCAGGAAGATCCTTTAGCTTTCCCTTAACTTTTAATCCGCCCTTCTCAAAACTAAAGTCAACGTCTGGCTGTTCCTTTAATGCCATTGCGCGCTCTTCGAGGGCTTGCTTCCTCTGCGCTTCAGCAGCAGCCTGCTTATCAATATCGCCCTGGCGAAACATATTCATCAATTCTGGTACATCTAATACTGCCATAAATCTCCTTATATCTTAATCAAGTTTCCAAGGCCAGTAGCAATCTGACCAAACTGCTCTGCCCCGCTTGGCTGACTCGCCAATGCCCTAGTGTAAGCACCATAAGTATTTGCTTGATAATCAGCCATCGTATTATAAATCTGCGCCGCCTGCCCACTCATGGTAACAGGAATCGCAGGATTCGTTGTCTGATAGAACTGGCTGGAATAAGGCTGTGTGGCAAACTGCCCAGGTTGCGCTTGATTTGCGTTAATATAATTCTGGAATTGAGCCTGCTGATTGGCGGTGCGAGCTTGACCAAGATTATACAGTGAAGGTCCGCCAGCGATAAACCCAGCGGCTGCCCCAAGCCTGTTTTGCTGTAACGCATCGCGGAATGCCAAGTCAGCACGCAAGGCATCACCAGTTGACTGACCAGATCCGAGAAAGTTTTGTGCTGCTCCATAACGAGCCAGCTTGCGGGCTTCGCCAGCAGCACCGATCTGCGAGGCTTCTTGCACTGCTGGTCCAAGGCCAAATATGTTTCCACGGGCAGTCTGCGCTCCACGGATGGCTTGTTCGTATCCACGCCGTTCTTCGGCACCAATGGTCGATCCGAGACGAAGCTGGTTAAGAGCCTCATCCTCGATGGTTCTACGCAGTTGCTCTGTTTCTGGAGTGGTCGTAGCCCCGATTGGCTGGGTTGCCATCTCGCGATATTGCTGACCCAAGCCAACCGCAGTGCGATATGAGTCTGGATCAATCTGATAAAGCTGTTGTGCTGCACGCTCTTCGGGTAGCTGTGCATAAGAACGAAAGGATGTTATTTCCTTTAGCCCTTCGGGGCTATCCAATCCAATCGGCGTGAAATTCTTTTGCATATCCTGCGCCTCAGTAACTGCGCTGGTTACGCTCTTTAGATCATCACCAAGTTGTTTGATCTGTACTTCCGCAACAACTCTGCGTGCATCTCCAGAAGGCAATTGACCAAGCAAAGTCTTGGCTGCGTTAAGACGCTCTTGGATGCCAGTAATCTGAGTATTGCCACGCTCGATTACGCTGTTTAGGCGTAATAGCTTGGAGTTATTATAATCGTCAACGATCTGCTGATCGGATACCTGGAAGTTAAGCATTGAGCCAAGATCGGAAGATCCGTAGTTGCGATCAGCGGAAAGTTGACTCAAGGCTCGGTTAAATTCTGGACCAGCGTTTTGTCTTTCCCCAGATGTCAAATCCCTAATTTGTGATGCAAGAGTATTATATGCCCTATTTTGAGAAAGCTCTGTATCATATTGAGACTGAAGTTTGCTTATCTGCTTCTTGGTATTATCAAATGTAAACTTCTTTTGTGCGCCAACCGCTTCTTCAAATGATTTGAATGGATAGTTTTTTTGCCTTTTCTTGGCGTCGTAATCTGCTAAAGGGTTTCTAGAAATTTGACGAAAATCTTTAAGTTCTTCAAGCTCAAGTTTTTCAATATCGCCATCTTCGTTGAGCCTATATAATGTCGGGTATGGATCTGGCCTATTTCTTGGATTTTCATACGGAAATGGCATATTAAATTTCTCCAGCCTTAAACTTCTTGGTTGTTATTTTCTTGGCTTCTTCGTTTCGAGCCAAAAGACCAGCAATATCGAAATCATACGTTGGATTGGCAATGCTCTGCGGATTGATGCTTGCCATGTAATCAACTGGAGCAACCGTCTCTGGCCTTGCAACATTGCCCTCAACCGAGGCATACGGACTTGTTCCGTAGAGTCTCTCAAACTGGCGCGTCATTTGATCTCCAAGACCGCGATTTAAGGCATAAGCCTGTGGACTTTGTTCATAAGCCCTACGCTGGGTTTCAAGTATGCGCTGACCACCATATTGACGCTCCGCCTGCAATCCTGCCTGCACCTGGGCAAGCTGATCGGCTGCTGCCATTTGACGCTCAAGTTGCCGTTGTTCTGGCATATATTTAACGCGAAGCTTGTTCTCAAGCTCGGCGAGGTCTGGAGCTTTTTCAATATAAGTCTCAAGAGAAGAGCGATAATTAAGCGCATTGGCTCGCGCCGAATCAAAGGGATCGGGCGGTGGAGGCGGTGAGGGAATGGATGGTGACCCGCCCATTAGCGTAATGCCTTTCGCATAAATGTCATATAGTCGTAACTCCTTGGTTTGCCAGAACGATTAAAAGTGATCCGCTTGCGGGGACCAAAACGCTCCGCTAAGAGCAACAGCAAGCACTTTAAGGATTTAGCACCCTTTGAGGAGATAGTCAAATCAACAAACACATTCTCGCCTTCTTCGCTATGCACATAATGATTAGGCTCTTGCCCATCCTTAACGCACCTAGCCAAAGCCACGCCAGCTATGCCGTCCTTATCCTTGACAATCCCAACCATGCCCTGCTTCTCAAACCAGCCAAACCACTCAGCCAGGTTAGGCCACATAGCCTCTGGAACGCTGCTTTGCTCAATATACTCAATAGCCGTCATAGCGTTTTCTGGATCTCGATGGTATCTGGATTGGCTGCTGCCGTGATTTGACGAATAGCCATCTTGTTGGCTGCCGACTGGATCTTGACGTTAAGCAGTCTCCACTTCTCGTACTTACGCAAGTCGCTTGCAATCCTCTTCTTGACTGATGTGGGAAGTTGGGCTGGCAGCGTGAACTCAAGCGTAAGTGCGGAACTTGAGATGTTTAGGTTTGGCTGGACATCAACATCCCCAACATCCGTATCGCGCTGGATTGCTATTGTCGTATCCGTTGAGAATGAATCATCAAAGATGACCTCAAAATGCGATCCATATTTTACCGCAAATGGATCACCAAAATTAAAGTCCTTTGTTCGTACATAAGATTCGTAGTTAAACACGCCAGTTGATGTGGTTGTAGTCGTACCAGCAGTTGTCGTGTAAACTCCATAATCTTGATAATCTGCGGTTGTTACCTGGGCTGATGTCTTAAATCCGCTATACCTGGTGATCTGTCCCGTTGTCAATTTCATCATCAGCCGCAAGCCTTGGTCTTGGAAGTTGGTCAGCGCAAACTGCATTACATCTGGAGTCCAAGTTCCCTCAAATGCTCCAAGGGTTGTGTTGTACACAATGATCGTATCGTTAAAATCGTTTGCTCCAGTGGGTATCGCAAGGAAGTATCTGTTGTCGTAAAAGTGAGCAGTAGCTATGCCTATCTTGGAAACATTGATTTCTTGGATG